AACAACTAGCTATTTCGGCGGCTCAGACACAAGGGGCGGCAGAGACCCAATTAGCGACCGGCAGCGGCGAAATGATGGGGCTCTCAACGCTCCAGTTCAATCGCAACCGAAAAGCCATCGACAAGACCCTTAACGAGCTAGCTAGCGGGGCAATTAGCGAAGCGGCGGCAAAGGTGTTCCTATCATCGGTCGGCATGAGCGAAGCGAGCGTACAGGCCCTAATCGACGACGCAAAAGACGGATCGGTGGACACGCTACCGGCTGAGGTGACGGCATGAACAAGCAAGACCTAATCAAGCGACGAAAAGAGCTCGACGCAAGACGCCAAGCCAAGCCCATCGAGGGCGGTTCGATCGTTCGGCAATTCGGGACCGTGAAAGATGGCCGGGCGGTGATTGCGACAGAGACGCCGGTAATGGTCTACGACCAGGAACGCGGTTGGATCAAGCAAGTATTGCTCATGGATGGCGTTCGGTTTCGCAACGCCAAGCGTCAATTACCAATCGTCGATTCGCACAACGACAAGACAGTGCGCAACGTCTTCGGATCGATTCGCAACATCGTTATCGAAGGCGATGAGCTTTTAGGCTTGCCGGATTTCGCAAGCGATGCAGACTCGCAGATTGTCGCGACAAGATACACCGAGGGCCACTTGAATGACTTTTCGATTGATGCACAGATCCTAGAGCGTCAATTCGTGAGGGAGGGCCAAACTTACACCACCCGACAAGGCAAGGTGATTGAGGGACCAGCGGAAATTGTAACCGCATGGGAACCTCACAACGCTTCGATCTGTGCAACGGGCGCGGATCCGAATTCTACTGTTCGACGGTCTTACGACCAGGAAAGGGTTGAAAGAATGGACGATAGCCTAATGGCAACGTTGAAGGGTCTCGGGTTGCCTGAGGGCATGACCGACCTTGAACAGATTGTGATTTTTCTCGCAGGAAAAGCAGCGGGGCAAGCCGGTTCTGACGCGGCTCCGATGGGGCAAGTCGAATTGATGGCAGGCGCGGACAAAGAGCCCGAAGAAACTATGCGGGCCGAGCATGTCGAGCCAACCGAAGACACCGAAAAGAAAGTCGAGGCCGAAGTTGCGCGGCAACTACAGGCCCACGAACACCGACGCAAAACAATCGTTGCCCATTGTACGTTGGCGAAGCTTGAGCGAAGTTTCGCAGACGCCTTGGTTGACGATCCAAATGTTACCGTTGAAATCGCTCAAGAAAGGATCATCCGAAAGATGGCTTCTCAACCACTAGGCGGGGCCGTCGAAGGCTCCAGTTTCAGCGTGACCGAGTCGGAGCATGATAAGTTCATGGCTCAGGCTTCGGCAGGCTTGGTGCAGCGATGCTTCCAAGGCCAAATCAAGACCCAAAAGGCCCCTGACGTTCAAGGCGCGGAGCACTTCCGCAACCTCGGGCTCTATCGGCTTGCCGAGGCTTGCGTCCGGCGAATGGGCGTCAATCCAGAGCACCACAACAAAGGCGATATCGTTCGCATTGCGATGGGTCACCCGGGGATTGCCGGCCGATTGAATATCCGGCGATCGAATGACGTTTACCACACCAGCGGATCGTTCTCCAGTCTGCTTTTGGACGCGGCCAGCAAGACCCTCACGGCGTCTTACGTCGAGGCCCCTTACACTTGGGACCAATGGGTAAGGCAAGCCCAGCCGGTTGACGACTTCAAGAACATCAACCGAATCAGCCTTGGCGAATCGCCAAACCTTGAGGTTGTCCCAGAAGGCAAGGACTACCCAGAGGGCAAGGTTGTCGACCAACGCAAGTCGTACAAGGTTGAGAAGTACGGCAAGGAATTTACCGTCACCTGGGAAACGGTTATCAACGATGACCTTGATGCCCTTTCCCGCATCCCAGCGATGCACGGCTCGGCGGCTCGTAGGACGCAAGAAAAGGCGATCTACGACGTATTCCTGTCGAACCCGACAATGCCCGATGGCGTGGCTCTTTTTTCGGCTTCGCACGCATCCGGGACTAACCTTTCGGGAGGTGCAGCGGCTCCAAGCAAGACGACCCTCGACAAAGCCTTTGAGGTTATGGGCAAGCAGAAGGGGCTCAACAGCGATGTGTTCCTCGGGCTTACCCCGTCGATTCTCTTGGTGCCTTTGGCCTACGCAGGGACGGCATTGGAGCTTGTCAATTCGACGGCATCGGTCGAGAGCGAGAAAAATAGCGGAGTCTCGAACCTTTACGGTCGTGGCGGTGCTCGGCAGTTGCGAGTTGTTGCAAGCCCCTACCTGGACGCCAACAGCGGGACCAACTGGTACGCAATCGCCGACAACAGCCTTATCGATACCGTTGAAATCACCTTCCTGAGCGGCGAAGAATCGCCGGTCTTGGAGTCGGATTACAACATCCGAAACGATTCGTACATCTACACGGTGCGTCAAAGCTTCGCAGCAGCGGTTATCGAGCATCGCGGCATCTTCGCTAATCGTGCGTAGTGTCGATTGAAATCTAGCCCCTGGGCGATTGCTTGGGGGCTTTTTGGGACGGCAACAAAATTCACAAAACAGGAATATAAGAACATGGCAGGCATGAAAGACTTCAAACCGTACTTCGATGACTTCATCGGACCAGCGGTATCCTTTCCGACTTCGGCAAACATTGCTTCTCCTTGGGTCTATACGATCACTGGGGCGGCTCCTCCGACAGCACAGCGGAACAACGATCGAAAGGTCTTGACCCTTACAAGTGCGAGTCAAATTCAGATCCTCGGCGGCGGCCACGGCGATGCTTTGGCGTTCGATGTCGACGATGTTCAGCGGGTTGTTATGCGGGCTCGAATCGGGGCATCGACCTTTACGAGCGGCTCGATTCTGGTATTCGGTCTTGGCTCGGCTCGAAACGATACCGCCGACGACGTGGCGGCTAACGCTTGGTTCCGCATGGAAGGGGCCAACAGCACGACGCTTGTTTATGTTGAGACCGATGACGCGGTTCGAGACAATAACGACGTTTCGACGGGTGTTACCCTTGGAACGACCTACAAGGAATTCGTGATCGACTTCACCGGCGGCAAGCAGGATGTCAAGTTCTACATTGACGGCCAACGAGTCGCAGCCTCGACGACCTTCGATATGTCGAGCTACACGGCAGGGCTACAGCCTATCGTTCAACTCCAAAAAGCGGCGAACACTAACGCCGACGTTTTCGAGATGGATTACATCGAAATCGATGGCAAGCGGGTCTAGTCCGTGACCCTTCACGATACCATTATCGAGGATGCCAAGAAGGTTTTCGCCAACCCGCAAGACTTTGCTGAATCGGTCGTTTACTACAAAAGAAACGGTCGATCAAGGAAGATCAACGCGGTAGTTGTGCGCGAGGCCCTTGGCGTCCTGCCGGAAGATGGTGACGTTGTTTATCCGATGTTTGAGATTCACGTTGCTAACGACCCCTCCGAGGGCATCGCAAGCGACGAATTGAACTTAGGCGGCGATCAATTGGAGTTTGCGGATCGAGTCGGACAGCCACCGAAGCGGCATTCGATCCTAAAACTACTCAGCCATGACGAAGGGATGCTAGTCCTAGAATGCCGTTAGCAGTCGTTGAGAATATCGCCGTTGTCTTGAAATCGCGTCTCGATGCGATGATCGACAATGCTACGTACTCGACGGCAATCAGCGAAGTACAGCGACCGAATCGATTCGCCAATTTTACGCCAGTCCACAATCAGATTGTCCTTACGCAAGGGCCAGCCGAGCGAGTGCCTGACTTGGACCGACCAGGCAACCCTCCTGCCAATGCAATGCGGCAGACGTTCAATATTCACTGCCACATCCTCCAGGATGAACGCGGGACAGAAACTATTGACGAACTTTTGAACGCATTTCATGCCGACGTTATCAAAGCGGTCTGCAATGGCTCTAGCACTTGGCACACGTTCGGCGGCAATGCGATCGATGCAACCTGGGGCTCCATTCAATTCATCGCGGCAGACGGCGGAATAGACGGATTGACGATCCCGCTACAAATCACTTGCCGATACTCCGAAGGCGACCCAACGGAGTTGCGTAACTAATGATTAGCGTCACAGTCGATCAAGAATCATTGCGGCAGATGCGAGCCAATCTAGGGGCCTTTGGCGATCACTTGCCGAGGCATCTAGCAACGGCGGTAAACAGGGCAGCTAGGTCCGTTCGAGTCGAATGCGCTCTC